TCACCGGCAGCGTCGTAGTCGGTCGGCCTCGTCCATGCCCCGGTGTGCGCAACCCACAAGCCGTTCTGACTGGTGCTGGGCTGATCGGTCAACAGGATGCGATCGCCATCTACTGGCGTCACTCCATCAACGACCAGCAAGGTGGCCGGGGAGCCGTAACTCACGCCCAAGGGGTTGGCGAGCCGCACCGCTTCCTTCCACGACAGCCCCGCCGAGATGTTGTCGACATAGGTCTTGTTCGCCGCATCCGTGCCGTTGAGCGGCGTGCCCACGTTCGTGAGAACGAATCCGCCCATGCTGACATTCGCCCCGGCGGCAGCCAGGGCGCTGAGCGGAATCGTCGAGTGCTCGGCCGCGCTGTGCGCGGGGGAGCCGTGGGTGTGATCCGATCGGGCCACCGTCGTGGCCACGCCGTCGTTCTTGCTGATCCCGAACGTCGTCTCCGCCGGAACCGAGCCGTAGCCCACACCGGCCCCGCCCTGGGCGGCGACCCAGGTGGTGCCGTTCCACCAGTAGAGGATGTTGCCGGTCGAGTCGTAGTAGATCTGCCCCTTCACCGGAGCCGAGGGTGCGGTGCCGAGGTTCTGGACCGTGGCGTTCTGCAACTCGTTCTTGTTGAGGTTGATCGCGGTGAGGAAGCTGCGTGCCACTGGTGCCCCTAGCTGAGATACGCCGTACCGCTGAAGGCACCGCTGAAGGAGATGGTCAAGGTCGCGTTGTCGATGTGAGCCACGTCGCCTTCGACCGTCGACCCGGCCGAGTCGATCACGGTGACGTTGGGGAACCAGCCGAGGTGGTGTTCGACCATCCAGGTGGCCGACACGGTGGGCTGGGTGTGGACGTAGCTCAAGGTGCCGACCGTCCCGCCGCCACCGCCTCCGCTGTTGTCGTCGCTGTCGACCCACAACTCGATCGTCGGATGGGCGGCGATCGGGTCGTCGGGTCCGACCCACACCTCGTCGGTGCCAGTGCCGCCGCCACCGCTGCCTGGTGGACCCTGCGGTCCTGGTGGTCCCTCGGGGCCAGGCGTGCCGACCGACAGTGGCACCCACTCGTCCGACCACCAGACGTAGAGGATCTGGTCACTGGTGTTGAACCACAGTTCGTAGTTCTGCTGGACCGGAGCCGAGGGTCCGATGAACACCTCGTCGGCCCGCCGCCTGAGATCGAAGTCGGCACGTCGAGCGGACGGGCTGACCGTCCCCGGCTGGTATCCGTTGAACGGCATCAGGACTCCTGACGATCGAGCAACTCCTGGGCTGCGCGCGCAGCGATCATCTCCGTCAGCTGTTCATCGGTCAACTGCTTGGCCGCGGTCGACGTCACCGTGACATCCACCCGCTTCGGCTTCATCACATCGAGCGCTTCGAGATAGGCGCGCGCCGCCTGCACCTGGCGGGGATCGGTGCGGTCAGCCGCCGTCTCCTGCAAGGACTGCAGCACCTCCTGCACCTTGCCGGGGTTACCGACCACCCTGCGGTAGCGGTCCTCCCACAGGCGCAGGAACGCGGCGTCGTTCTTCAGTGCGCTGATCCACGTCCCCGTCTTGCCGATCTCCTCGGCCAACTCGTTCTGCGTCCGCGGTTCGCGCTCGCCCGGCGGAGTACAGAGCCACTCGACAACCCGCTGGATACGGAAGTCGTTTGGGTTCACCTGCACGGGCGAACTCTACGTTGCGGCGCGCTTCAGACAGGAGAAGCACTGGCAGTCCGCGATCGCTGGATCATGCTTGATCCGGCGAATCTTCGGCTCCTTCCCCAGGATCACTTCCTCCTCCGGTGCCAGGTCCGGGAACATCGTCATCTGGTACATCGTCCTCCGTCCAACTCAGGCCCCGCAGGACCCGCCGCACAGTCGTGCGACTGACGCCCAGGGCTCGGCCGATCTCGACCTGCGACGCCCCGAGTTCGTGCATCTCCCACAACACTTCCACTGCCGCCTTGGTCAGCTTCGACATCCCGTGCTTCTCGCCCTTCAGCACGTTGACCGGCGGCGCGCTGGCCCGCCCTTTGGCGAGCATGTCGGCGTTGTTCTCCGCGATCGTGCCGACGCGCAGGTGGTCGATCCGGTAGCACAGCGGCTGGTCGCACAGGTGCAGCACCACCTGGTCCGGACGCAGGCGCACCTCACGGATCTGGTTGAGCACCCAGCGATGGATCTTGTCCGACTCCCACCCGGTGTGCTCGGCGTACTTGACCTTCTTCTTGCCGTACCCGTACTTGTCCACCGCCCCCTGCCACAGCCGACATGGCGTCGGCTGTGGCGTCGGAGACGGGTAGTCCTTCAGCCGTCGCTGCGGCTTCGGGTTCTTCGGTGGAACGAACGGCTTGGTCGGGATGGCCAGGCGGGTCAGTGGTTTGAGCCGCCTGATCTCGACCATCAGCTTGATCCGAAGATCACGCCGCTCGCCTGACCACGCCGAGCTGGCTGATTGCCCCTACGCACTCATGCCCGAACGCAGCGAACCAACACGGCATGTAGACCTGCCCGACGCCCGCATGGTGCGTGCGCTCGTACCCTTCGGGCTCGACGAAGGCGAAACCGCCCACGTACGTGATGGCGTCGGCCGCAGCCCACAACTCGGCCGAGTGCTTCGTCTTGGACACTTGCACCAGGCACACACCGTTGCCGTGCTCCACGAATCTCCGCACCCACGCCGCTGCGTGGCTAAACGGCGGGTTCATCCACACCCGCCCCTCCCACGGTTGGGCGAGTCCATCGTCGGCCTGCGTGAAGTAGCGCAACGCTGGAAGGTGCGGCACGCCACCGAGCGGGGCGCACACGTCAAGATCGAAGGTGATGCCCATGCGCTCGAACACCCATGCTGGGGTGCGGTAGTCGTCCGACGTGGGATTCCCACCACGATGAATGTTGTCGCCGCCCAAGTGGGCGTTGCCCGCAGTCATCGGGCGACGCTATCTCGCAAGATCACGCCGCTCATCGAGCCCATCAGCCCTCGTCGATCCAGACGATGCGGGTGTGACCGCCGTGTCCGTGAACGTGCCTGATCGAGTCCATCCCTCGGTCGTAGTGCACGATCGATGACGGCCACTGGCTGATCCAGTGGAGCACGGCGACGTCGTCAGAGAACATCACGCCCTCTGCGACGACGCCGGTCCCACTGACTCCGGTGACGTCGACGTCTCGATGCAACTCGAAGCGTCGTGCGGTCATCTCAGCCCTCGTTGTCCCACAACTCGTCAGCGGAGATGGACTTCGTCGGGGGCTTGTACTGCGCCCGGAACAGCTTCGGTGCAGCGAACCCACGGTTGGTCTTCTTGCCCACACCCGAGAAGCCGACCTTCAGCCAGCCACCCGGATCGAACTTGCCACCGGCCTTCTTGACGGCATCAGCGATGGCGTCCTTCATGCTCGTCCCGGTGCCCTCGGCCACCTCGTACCGTCCGCCCTTGGCGAAGATCCGGCGGATGCCGTCGTCGTCCTCACCGGTCTCGTCGGTCTGCAGCGTGACCACCAGCTGCATCCGCTTCTGACCGTCCGGCCAGAACAACGGCTCCTGGGTCTCCATGTGGGTCTGCTGGGTCAGCTGCGCATCGATGATGATGCCTTCGACCGTGTCACCCACTTCCTCGAACTTCGCGGCCTTGCCGCCTCCTCCGAAGAGGAAATCGTTGGTATCGCTCATGCTCCCTTTGCTCCCTTTGTGTGGTGGTGCGTGTTGCCCAGTGGCAACTCGCTCATGTGCTTCCCGTTCGCCAGTCCCGAGGGGACGAACGGGAGCGAATGCTGCTTCTCGACCGCATCGAGCAGGTCGAGCAGCGTGGTCAGTTGGTCGTCAGTGGTGATCTTCTTCGGGCTGGGCAGCCCGTCAGGCCAGCGCTGCAAGAGCATGTCACGAGCCTTCGGGTACTGGCCGATCGCAGCCACCCGCTTCTTGGCCCAGTCGTACATCTGGTCGAAGACCGACGGCATCGGCATCATGTCTGGCGGCTGGATCTCCTGAGGGACCAGCACTTCACCCGCATACGGCTCCAGCAGGGAGGGCAACAGGATCTCGTGCTCGTCGTATCCCAACATGCTCCCGGCCTTCCACTGCTTGTCCCACTCCTTGACGTCGTGGGCCAGCAGTGCGCCGCGCAGGCCCACGTCGATCGAACACCAGATCATCCGGCATTTGGCCTTGCCCACTGGCAGGTGGACGAGGATGGTCCAGTTCTTGTCCAGCGGCGGTGTCTCTCGGCGCTCGTTGGACTCGACGTCGTAGAAGACGCCATCGGCGTACAGGGCCATCTGGACGCAATAGCCCGGCAAGGAGAAGTCGAGCTTCGCACCGGTCTTCAGATCACCGAGGATCAGCGTGCCTGGTTCGACCGTCGTACCGTCCGGCGCAAGCAGCGGCTTCGTCGTGCGATAGATGCGATCAGCCGTCCCCGCCGCCCGGAACGAGTCGTTGCACATGTGTACCTCGACGAACTCACTGACGAGCCCGTAGCTGTCGAGCGCCTCGACGTAGGTCCGCAGGTCGTCGGCATACGCTTCGGGCGGTTCCCACGTGTCGCTCTGATCCTCGACGCGAGCCGTCATGGCGTGCAGTGCCGTGCCCATATCGGCTGCCTCGTTGGCTGCACCCTTGTCGAGCGCCTTCTCCCGGAGCACCTTCATCCCGTCCCGGTCACCATCCTTGATGGCCATGACTTCGGCCTGCATGGCTCGGGACCCAGCGACACCGATCATCGCCTTGTTGATTTTCCAGTCGTTCAGGGCGAACGAGTTGTCCAGGACCTTGGCGTAGCCGGAGGGTCGTGAGTAGCGCAGCCACTTGCCTGGGTTGTTCGGATCGCTGACCATCGGTGCCCCGTTGGCCCGGCGGTAGTCGCCCTTCGATTCGTGTTCGTCGATCAGTTCGTCAACGTCCATCAGTCCGCCTCCTGGATGCCGACGAGCAGTTCGGTCAGCGAGGCGATGGCATCCTGGCGGTTGGACCAGCCGATGCCATCGTCGGCGCCCTTGAAGTACAGGATCACGCCACCCTTGTCGTCCTGGAACACGTCGAAGTCCCCGTCCTCGTAGATCAGTTCCTCGCTCATCCGACCACCACCTCTCCGTTGCGTACGGCTCTGCAGCCGAGTGGTGACTTCGGGCAGAAGTCATCAAGCGCTTCGAGGCGCAAGCACTCCTTGCAGATCGGCGCGCCCCAGTTCTGTTCGGCTGCACCGCACAAGGTGACTGGTTCGCCGCAGCAGCAGACGAGGTGTCCGACGTCGTCGCTCATCCGGTCACCTTCAGCATCACCTGTGCGCCTTCCCACGGATAGGACTCGGTGTCGCGCGCGACGACGATGACGATGACGCCACCACCAGCCTCACGGACGTAGCCGTGGATCCAACCGGGCATCGCATACGCCGTTCCTGGCGGTGCATCATCGTCGTAGAAGTCGCTCACGGCGTCGCCTCCAAGATGCGGCTGGCGTAGCGGTCGAATACCGAGACGATCGCGGCCTCGTCGATCAGGCTGATCTCCCACAGCAGGCGGGCCATCGTCCGTTCACTGCCGGTGCCTTTGTCGATGAACTCACGGAAGCACTGTCGCCAGATCTCGACGGTCATGGCTTGATCTCGTGAACGTGATCGACCCTGTCGATCCCGGGTGACTCCCAGCCACAGTCGGCGCAGCGCCAGTAGCCCTGACCGATGTACACCATGTTGTGGGTCCAGACCTGCTTACAGCCCTCAGGGTTGGGTTCGCTCATGCTGGTTCTCCCTCGTAGTGGCTGGCCATCTCGTTGAACACACCGAACCTGGCGATCAGCGCCGCCTCGGCCAGGCCATCGTGCTTCACCAGCTTGAAGCGTTCGGCGTACTGAGGGAAGAGTTCGCGGGCGAGGCCACGGCTGGCGGTCTTGTCCTTGCCGATCAGGCCCATCTTCTTCTTCCATGCCTGCGGCCTGACCCGCACCAGGCGGAAGCGATTGGCTGTCACCGCTCCGACGACGATGCCGGTGTTCAGGCCGAGGCTGAAGCTGGCGATCGAGCCGTTGCGCGGCATCGGCTGGGTGTCCTCGATGTACACGGCATCGGGTTCCCACTCGGTGAGCAACTCGTCGATGCCCAGACCATCAGCCCGCCCGTTGTACACCGGCATGGCCTGAACGTCATCGAGGATGCCGTTGCGGATGCAGGCCAGTCCACCCGTGATGCCTGGGTCGACACCGACGACGATCACTCCGCCTCCTCGTCGATCTCGCTCAGCGGCGTCTTGTAGTTCCACCGGTACTTGTCCGGGGGCCACGGCGTCAGACCAGGCGGCTTGCGCGGGGTCACCTTGGTCAGGATCGCCCCGATGACCAACGAGTTGAACGACTTGCCGGTCTCGTCGCAGTAGTCGTACATCTGCTCGCGGAACCAGTGCGGCACCTTGACGTTGACCTGCACCAGTTGCTCACGGGGGTCCTTGCGGCGCGGCGAGGGCCGTTGACGGATGTGACTCATATAGCTACTATATCTAGGCATAGTCGCCATGTCAAGGGTCGACGCCACCAACCACAAGGAGTAGCGTCGCGTCCACCCGTACACAGCAAGGGGGCCGGTGGTTCACGCCACCGACCCCCTCAGATCATCCGCCCTAGACCCCGGCCGGATGTTTCGTATCCCTCGGAAGGACACGCTCATGAATGACCATAATGCACCAGGGCCAGACCCAACCGGAAATGACCGGGTGCTCGCCGTCTACGACGCAGCGATCAGGCTGGCTCAGCGCGGATATCGGGTGTTCCCCTGCCGCTTCGGCACGAAGCTGCCAGCGACGCCGTCTGGCTTCCACGACGCCTCCCATGACCCGCAGACGGTCAAAGCGTGGTTCGGCGGCTCACGGCCGTTCAACGTGGCCCTGGCCACGGGGAGACAGCCCAACGGGCTGAACGTGGTGGTGTTCGACCTGGATGTCAAAGGTGAGCACAACGGGATCGACAGCTGGGAGCGGGCCTGCCGGAAGGGCGGCACCGATCCGTACTACGGGATCCCGGTCCACGCGACGCCGTCGGGCGGAGTACACCTGTTCATGGACGGCAGGGCGCAGGACGTGCGGTGCATGACGAACTTCCTGCCCGGCGTGGACGTCCGGGCCGATGGTGGCTACGTGCTCCTGCCGCCGTCGGTGATCCTCGACCGCTCGACGGGCGAAATCAGCGAGTACAGGGCCGACATCGCGGGGTTGGAGCCGTGAACCAGTTGCCGGACATGGACCCGCCGGAGATGCCGTCGTGGCTGATCGGGCCGCTGCTGGCCAAGCAGGCGCCTCCAGCGCCGTCTCAGAGCCGCCACCCGTCCATGCTGCCCCTCGACACGCCGGGGGACTGGGTGCGGGCCAATCTCAGCTGGGACGACTACCTGGTCAAGCACGGCTGGACGGGGATGCGCAACGGCTACTGGTGCCGACCGGGGAAGAACCCACGAGACGGGCACAGCGCCGAGTTGCACGACGACGGCAGGCTGGCGATCTGGACGGGCGAGGTGCCCGACACGCTGGTCAAGCTGGGCACCCAGCAGTCCGACGGAGGCATCTCGATCAGCCTCTACGACTTCATCGCCGCCTACGAGTTCGGCGGGGATCGGGCAGCGTTCGGTGGCCACGTCAGGCTGCAGATGATGACAACGCCGCCTCCGGGGTCTTCGAACTCCCCGTCGGCGGCGTTGTTGGGTGAGGACGGTACTGCGCCCGATGACGGTCCGCCGCCGAATTCCTGGACCGAGGATGTGGATGTGCTGGCAGCGCTCGAAGGCCGAACCTCCGCCCCGGAGCCGACGATCCTGGTCCGCGCCGACGGTGTGGGGCTGTTCTATCCGGGGTCGCCCAACCTGATCTACGGCGACAGCGGGCGTGGCAAGGGCTGGGTGTGTTGCGTGGCCCTGGCCCAGGAGATCGAGGCGGGCCACAACGTCATGTACCTGGACTTGGAGGACACGATCGGCTCGATCAGCGCCCGGCTGCAGATCCTCGGGCTGGAACCGGGCCAGATCGCTAAGCACCTGACCTATCGGCACCCCTCGGACCCGGCTGACCCGGTGGCGATCGACGCCCTGATCGAGACCTGCAAGGAGCGGGAGATCACCCTGGTGGTGATCGACTCACTGGGCGAGGCGTTCGCCCTCGACGGGATCAACGAGAACAACGACGCCGAGGTGGGGCCGTGGATCAGCCGGGTGGCCAGGCGGATCGCCAATCGCTCGGGGGCGGCGGTGATCATGGTGGATCACTCGACGAAGTCGCAGGAGTACCGCTTGCACCCGTCGGGCTCGAAGCGCAAACGAGCGGCAGCCGAGGCGGCGTACCTGGTCGAGCCGCTGCGGGATTTGGTCAAGGGCCGGGGCGGTGCCTTGAAGTTGATCACGGCCAAGGACCGCCACGGCACGCATATCGCCAACCGCCCGGCGGCGATCATCAACTTCCTGCCCTCGGGTGATGGGATGCGGGCGGTGGTCTCGCCGGTCACGGATGATCAGTACCTGCCGGAGACGCCGGTCGAGGCGTTCACCAAGGAAGTGACGGAACGCCAGCTGGAAGTCCTGGGCATGGCTCGCCGTCTCGAACGGGACACCAAGAAGGCGTGGACACGGACCAGGCTGGCTGAGTACGTCGGCGGGAAGGCCACGACGACGAGAGAGGCGATCAACCGCCTCATCGAGCACGGTCACTGCACCGAGGTGGGTACGTACAAGAACTCTGTGCTGCATCGTGTCAGCGAGGACGCTCCAGCTACTCGGTTCGACCCCTGAACACCTCTTGGCAGGACCCCGTCCCGTCCCCCCCTCTAGGGGGGGGACGTGGTGGGACGCGGTTGTCCCCGACCCCGTCCCTACCCCGTCCCATCTCAGGCATAAGTCCTGGTAGTGACCGTCCCGGAGGCCGTCCCTAGGGCGTCCTTTAGGCCGTCCCGATGGGCGTCCCTTTGTGGGACGGCCTTGAACGCTTGTTCGATCGAGATCCACAGGTTGTACACAGAACACATGTGCGATTCACGTCCCGACGGGTCTCATGTGGGCGTGGCTGTTCGCCTCCCTCAGAAACTTGGTATGGGGTAGGGCACCACTACCTCCGGGGGTGCAGAGGGGTTAGAGGCTAGCATATAGCTGATATACTTATGGGGTGAGAGCAATATGGCAAACGCCACCAAAGCCCACCAATAGCGGAACCGATATGAGGTGAATGTCGGTCGGCTACTACACGTGTAGTAGCCGACCGACATTCACCTCATATCGGTTCCGCTATTGGTGGGCTTTG